ATCCTAAAATATCATTTAAAGTAGCCATTTACTGCTCCTTTCTAAAATCAAAGGCAACCACCCAAAAATAGATGGTTGCCAGTAAAAATATATTAATCTTGGTTAGGTTCTTCATAGCCCAAAGCACGGTTACTGTCACCCAAACCAGCGGTTGTAGGGTCGTTAACCACTCCGACCAAAACAAAGAATGCAAACAGTACATTGACGAATACTAGGATTTTATCAATGGTTTGTCCAAATTCTAGCTTGATGCCGAAGATGTCAGCGAATGCTTGAAATAGCAATGCCAAAGCTGGCACTAATGCAAGCCAAAAGTTTTTATTTTTAAGTCGTACTGACCAGTTAATTTTGTTCATGTTATTTCCTCACTTCTAAATTTACATATTTGTTATAAAGGGCATCAATGTATCCATTGCCACCCAATTTCTTGTAGCTTTTGTGCATTTTGTGAATGATATCAGACTCGTGGACTGTTGTATGCCCACGCTCGATAGCCGTAGAGATGTCACGCTCTAGCCTTAAGTACATAGTGACTAGATGTGCTTCATCATGCACGGCCAGTTTGTCATTCACTTCATCAATTTTTCTGTTATTGTCCTTGCCCACTTCTTGGACGGTTTCAACCGCTTGCTGGATTGAGCCTAATTCGTCTTTCAACTCGTTAAACTGCTCTTTATTCAAGTTAGCAGATTTGCTAGCTTTCATCCCAAACCATCCAGTAGCAATCACGCCAAAAGTAGGGGCAAGGTGTGCGATTAAATCAGAGAATGTCACTCACTTACCACCCTTCCTATTGGACTGGTTGAGTGTCCAAATCTGTATTTTCTTTAGGCTTCGTCCACTTCCAGACCGCTAGCTTGCCATTTTGCTCAAGACTTGCGAGTTGGTCAATGGTTTCACCATTATAGGTAAAGTCACTATTGACTTGTACCATCAAACGTTTGCCTTCACCGTAAGCTTCAACGTGACTTGCGTCTTCGATTGCAAAGATTTCTTGTGACTTGTAGATCTTACCAGACTGTCCAAGGTCAACCAATTCAAGCCCACGCTTGTAGATTGTTGGGTCAAGTGGGTTGTCAATATCAGTCACACGGGCCAAAACTGCCCAATCAGCTACTGCCTTTACTTCCGCAATTTTAGCGTCTTTCTCCGCTAGCTTCTGCTCGTAGCTTTCAGCTTGAGTGTGCAAGTCCTCTTGTAATTTCTTGACCCCGTCCGCTGGGTTCAATTCAGTCGCAACTTGACCAAGGACTGCTTGAATCAATACTTCATCCGACTCGTTAGTACGGTCACCGATTAGTACACGCTCGAAGGCTGTGTAAGGGTTGTTTGAGCGAATTGATACAAAGGTGCGTCCTTCTTCTTGTAGGTACTTGTTAATGATTTTAAATTCCATGTGTTTATTCCTTTTCTAATTTTTGAGCTACTTCGTCAAAAAGATCTTTAAGATCTTTGTCGCTATCCAAAACGTCGTTAAACTTAGATAATAGCTCGTTTACGCGTTTATTTTCCTCGCTCGCTTCCTCGTATAAGACCTTGTAATTCGTGGCCTCTACAATCGAGTTAGCGAGCTTCTGCGAGATTTCGTTTACAATTTTATCTACTGTGTTCATTTGTTACCTCTTTAAATTCTGTATGTGCTTTTGACAGTCCAGCCAGCGTGTTCCGCTATTCTGACAACAAAGTCTGCTAGTGCGTTGAAATAAGCGACAAGATCTTTTTGCTTGATTACAATTGAATCCGTTTTCAACGACGACCCCGCGCCACCGACGATAGTAACTTTTTTGCTCGATCGCAATGTGATTTCGTCTCTTGCCGAAAGCAATATATCGTTAGCCGTTGCGAGTATTTGATTTTTAAAAGAATTGCTTACCGTATCGCCAATTTCGATATATGTATCAGAATACGCAACTCCGCTTGGTTTTACAGAAAGTTTGATCCCTGTCGGGGCCTTGGCCATAATTGTACCAGTCTTTTTGGTTTTGTTGGCGCTAAGCTCTAATGTAGTCGATGTGTATGAGGAAGCGGTCCATAAATCGCGACCATTTCCCGGCCCGTGCATTTTATACATTTCTCTATCGTCGCAATCAACGCCTATCATCAAACCTCCTCCCTCGCCGTTCCCTAGACGGTTCCCTGTTCCTAAGAAAGAATACATTCTTTGATCCCTATTATAAAATGTAAAAAGAGTTTGGTCGTTTAAGTAGAACTCGTTCTTCTTCGTGTCAATATAAAATGAATCGTCAAGCGAAGAGAATATTGAGCCTTTGACATTGATCCCCTTCAAAACCCCGGTAGTTATATTTCCAGCGTCAAAGTTGATAACGGTCATCTTATTAAAATCTGCGATACCACCAGAAATTTTACTAGCTGAAACTTTCTTGAGATTCGCGGAATCGATCACGGCCTCATCAATGACAGTTTTACCTGTGATCCTCAATAATTTACCATCGAATCGCGTTGATCCGTCTGGTAGCAAGTTGATTGAGTTGACGATATCTCCAGCGCTGTTGATATTGCGTACCGACCACGCCCCAGCGAGCTGTGTGACTTGTGTCCGGACTGCTTCTGTTGCCTGTTGAGCTTGTCTGGCTTGCTCGGCAACTTCAACCGCTTTAGCCTGTGCATTGATTGCTAGTTGCTTCGCTCCGTCTGCTTTGTCAGATACTTCACCAATTTTTGAAGTCATTTGTGAGCCGAGCGCTTTTGTTTCCGCAAAAGCATCGTCGAACTGGCTTGGTTTGTACGGCCCGGTACGCGAACCACGGACAAGCATAATTTCTTTTATCTCTACCCAGCCGTTTTTTGTGACATAGACATAAAAAGGTAAGTTCCTGTTATTGCCGAACTCAAAATCTGAAGGCAAATAAAATGTCCCTTGAAATTCTTTCCATTCGTCAGAAACGGGAGTGTTTGAACGAGCGACTGTGGCTACGAATGCTGCACGATTCAAAACGTGGTTTTTGATAATGACGTTGAAATCATAATCAATCGCCCCACGTACACGATATTTAAAACCGACTGAATACGTTTCACCCCGATAAATTTTGCGAACATAAATCGGAAGCGTAAAACCGGACCAGTTGAAAGACGATGCGCCCTGTGCTTTGATCGAGAATACGCCGTTATTTAAAGAAACGTTGACCCCGGGACGATTTTCATTGACGAGGACGTGCTGATCCATTGTCTCCGAATTAACGATCAAATTATTGTCACTAGTGACATACTTCCCGACCTCTGTCTGGAAGATATCACTGGACATGACAAGTCTTGAAAGCCTATCGGGTGCGCCCTCTTCGGTTGTTCCAAGGATGCGCTCATAGAGCTTAGTCGACTCTCTGACTGCGTTGTAGTTCTGTACTTGCACCTCAATTTGGCGGGTGATTTCTGCGACTTTCGTGTTCGTCTGGTCAATTCTATTGTTCGCATCTCTTATATACGTTTTAGTATTGTTGATGTCGGTTCTAGCCTGACCTAAATCAGTTCTTACACTCGTAAGGGCCTTGTTAGTCTGCGATACTTGTTCGGACATTTGTCTAAATCTGCTGTCAGTAGCGTCAATCGTGATAAATTTCTTCTCAATCTCGCTGGATATTTTCCCGTAGATTGTGCTTCCATTATCAGACTCTTCAAACGTTTTAGTCACTGCTTTTTTAAAGCTACTATCAAACAATTTTCCGTCTAAAACTTGTTTAACAACTCTCTTGGATGCAAGTTCGATGCTATCAGTTCCAGACTGTTTTATCGCCAAGTCAGCTATCGCTCTTGTTTTAGCCATTGCGTCGTCGGTGGCTTGCTTACTATCCGCTAGTTGTTTCTCAACCTCTTTCTTGACCTTGTCCACATCTTCTGTATCAATGCGCTTCTCCCACTGCGAACCATTCCAGATATACATTCGGTCATAGAGGCCGTTTTTTTCAAACCAGATATCACCGACTTTATGCTCGATGTTTTCGTCTGGTTGATTGTACCAGACTTTGTTACCTTGAGCATTTAGCAAGTAGTTTGGTAAGCTGTTCTCAAAGTCCTTTTGGGCCTTAGCTATATCATTGACCTGTCCAGCAAGACCGCTCTGCATAGTGGCACGCACATTTGTACCAATCTCGCCAAATTCCACGCTGGCATTTCGTTCGTTCACGAAGTCATAGGTGATAGTGGTTACTTTGGCAGTGTCATCAGTCAATCCAATCTGTGGATAGTAGACAGGCACGATGTCGCATAGTTCAAGCTCTTCAATCCAAGCACGATCTGCATAGTCCAAAGTCTTGGCTAAGTCCACATACTCAATCTTGGTATTGATCTTAGGCTTACCAATTGAGTTGCGTTCCATGTAGTCCGTAGCAAGTTTTCGCAACTTATCAGCCGTTGGGATGCTTTTCTTTTTGCTGTCAGAACTAAATTCGCTCGAAAAGTCTACGACCTTAATTCTGCGATGTGCATAGAGTGCCTTGTACTTGCTATCTACATAATTCTCTGGGATTGTAACAGTGATAGGGTCTGGCTGACTATCGCTAGTGTCGCCCTCTGGTTTCTCTGGTGTGTATGTTGCGAATGGTAGCACGCTTGTATAAGCGTTTTCGATGGTTTCATCGATTTCCGCAGACAAGATGTTACGACCATACTCTAATACAGTCGGAGCAGTACGACCCAACTGCTTGTGTAGTCTGATAGTCATGTTATCAAACTCATACTCACCGCCCCAAACGTCAAGGATAGACCCCTCGACACCACCCAAAGCAAGACGGGCATTAGTAACCTTGTCAATGTTTAGTGTGGTAGTAGCACTTGTCTGGATGTCAGACCAGACGTCAAAGCTATAATCACCGATAAGAGCATCTTTCCAGCGTGCCAAGGCTGACTGGGCTGTCCCACTTAAGATCGTGTGATTTCGGATAGCCATGTACTCTAGCTTGTGGCTGATATGCTGGCCGTAGATTTTAACAATGTTACTGCTATCTTTCACAATGCGTGAGATTTCAAAAGTCTGATTTTTGGTTCTTAGACCAGCATCAGCTTTCAGCTTCATCTCTTTTTCAAGTATTGAGACCATTGGGTCATTGACGGGAATTTCAGCGTATAACGTATAATTCCCATTACGTTCACGGGTAGCAGTTCCCTTAGTGACGTTGAGTTCACCGAGGCCGTATGTATCGAAGACCGTCTCATTTTTATTAAATAGTATAGGTCTCATAGCTTAACCCCCCAGTTCGGGATCATGGTAACAGTGAAATTACCATCCCAACTAATCAAGTTGCGCCCAGCGTCCAGATAAGGCATTTGGAATTGTGGAGATCGCACAACCTTGTCCCAAGCTGGCAGATTATCTTTGTATACTTGGTTAGCTTGCATATCAAGGGTTATTTTGCCTTGTACACCTCTTAACTTGGTCTTGCGCCCATTGATAGTGAGCGTACAGTCGCCAGAGCCTACAAGCGTGATAATAGGCTTAGCATTGACATTGCCAAGCCCATTTACTGTTGAGCCATTCGCTAGCGTTTGAGTGGTACGGCCTTGTTTGTAGTATTTGACTGGATAAGTCAAAAAGTTAAGTTTGACCTTGCCAAATTGTCGCATAATACTGGCAATCTCAAAGCTCTCTAGGTATGCAGAGCGATAGATAAAATCTTTATCCCATGATAGAGTCATATCCTTGTAGCCCTCAACATTGAGCCAGTTACTGATATCACCTTCGACATCTGTCAACTTCAAATTAGAGGAGATAGTGCAAGGCAGTTCCAGAGTGACTGATTTTAGACGATTGTTAGACAGTAACAAGTCACCATCACGACCAGCAACTGATATTGTTGAAATATCTTGACCAGTAGAGCCGATTACATAGTCACTAGTAACACGTAAGCCGTATCTACTGCTATCTGTACCGTTAAAATTAAATGTACCCATTATGCCATCTTACCTCCTTCCAAGTTTGTGTAGTAAGCCATTTCACGTAGTAGTCTACGCATATTTTCTGGGCTAAAGAAATTATCATTAGCCGTGCCGTTTGCATTGAGTGTGTAGTTGTTAGTCACGCTTGAGTTAGACACGCTACCAGCACCAAAGCTAGGACTGATTGAACCAGTTAGACCCAGAGCGCTTTCTGGTGTGAATGATACACGCTCAGCAAGTGCCTTACCAGCATCTATCACATCCTTACTAAGACCAGTCATGCTATCGTCTACATAGTAGCTAAACTTCTCAATACCGACTGCCATACCTTCTGGGATTGCTCGCCCGATTTGGTCACGGAAGACCTTAGAAGGCGAGTTGATGCGTAAGGCGGAACGTGCAGCACTTACCGCAGCTCCCGCTATGGATGCAGCAGCAGACGCTACTGATCCAGCCATTGCATAAATACCAGCACTTAAACCTTCACCGATTGAAAGACCAGCACTGTATGCACCACCGTACCCACCTTGTAGATGAGCATTAGCAGTATGTTTCAAGCTAGATGATGCTCCAGCAACTGCCCCACCTCTTGAGCTGATACCACTAGCTAGACCACCACCAAACTGGCCACCAGCACTACGGCCATCTGACCCAAGAGAAGCCACACTCTGCTTGGCAGTAGACTGCAAGCCTTTGGACGATGTGCTTACTTGACCTTGCTTAGTGCCGATACCGAGAGAAATACCACCACCGAATTGCTGACCAGCGGTCATACCTTTGAGAGACATCGATATCATTTGGCCTGCCGCTGCAATCGTCATGCCAAGACTAGCACCCGTTACTGATCCTTGTGACGAATTGATACCAGTAGAGATACCACCGCCAAAGTTAGACCCAGCGGTCTGACCCTCGCCAGCTAGCGTACTCATAGCACCTATTGCAGTAGATTTGATAAAATCACTAGCCGTCTGTACGAGTGGCGAGCTTTCGGAGATGCCTTGTGCATAGTTTCCGCTTACTTGTGACCCGCTATATTTAGCCTCTGTCGGCAAGTTATTAAACGCTTGTTTAGATGCCTCTGTCATTTCAGACGATGCTTGTGCTACGTCCTCTTTACCCGCACGAATACCATCAGCGGTTTGTTTTGGAATTTCACGGGCTTTTACATCAAATCCAGCTTCTGCCAGTGCGCTCCTAAACTCATCACCAATGGCGGTAACCATCGCTTGGACTTCTGGGGCAAGTTCTACGCCAGTGGCACGAATACCACGCAAGAAGCCTTCTTTTGCTTTGTCACCCGCTTCTGTCCACTTGCCATTCAATGCTCCTAACTGTTCATCAGAGGCATTTACAAGGGCTTGTGTCTGCTCTGCCATCTTAGGCCCAGCTTTTCGCATCTGTTCGATAAGACCTTGGTCAAGTCCACGTTGAGCCAAAATTTCAAGGTTTTGTGACCACTTATCCACTGCTTCAATGTTCTGTTGCAAGTTAGCAGTCATCTGCTCTGCAGATAAAGCAGTCTGTTGCTCGATAGCTTGGAATGCGTTCTGCACATCACCTCGAAGGGCTTCATACTGGGATTTCATGTCTTCAACCAGCTTGCGTTGATCTTCGTCCATTGTTTCCAATGACAGCTTCATGCGACCCGTAGCATCTTCTACCGCTTTAGCTTGTGCCTCATTAGCACTAGCGATTATGTCAGTGGCCCGTTGTTCAGAGTCAGCAAGTGACTCCTTGCTTTCTTGAAGAGACTTGATCGTTTTTTCGGTTTCTTCATTGATCTTATTTCGGTACTCTTCTTTTTGAGCGTTGGATAAAATGCTAGTGCCGTATTTGCCCTCTGCATTATCAAGTTTCTCTAATTCTTCTTTATGCCTCTTCTTGGCATCTGCGATCTTGTCATCGAGTTCTAGTCGTTGCTTGGCAATTTCTACAAGCCGTTGGTTCGCTGCCTCCGCTTCTGCAGATTGTTTTGAAATTTCAATCTGCTTACGGATAGCGTCCGCGGTCATGTTGATAGTGCCAGTGGCCTTGTCGTATGCGATATTCAAGCCGTCAATCCGTGAGTTGAGAATTTCAGCCGATGAAGCAAGTTCTTTCTTCTGTGCAGCGGTCTTATTCTCGACTGCACTTAGTTCTTCAATCTTCTTGACTAAGCGCTCGTTATCTTCTGCTGTGGCCTTAATTTCACGTCTACGGTCTTCGTAGCTCTCATTGCCATTCTTAACGCTATCATTTAGGTTCTTGATTGATTGTTGGTATTCTTCTGACTTGGCTTTTGCTTCCTTCATAGCCTCGCTATCTTGCGATAGGGCAGAAGCTAGGCCAACCAAAGCGCCAATAACTAAGAAGATACCGCCCGACGACAATGTGGCTAGAGTTCCAGCTAGTCCAGCGGTTGCACCTTCTGCAACTAGCGAGGTACTAGCCAAGGTTGTCAGAGAGGTTACAAGATTACCAATTAGGCCACCAATTCCTTTAATGATCGCAAGCCCAAGCATAGCGCCTTTAAAGGCTAGGATTGCTACTACTGCACCACCCAAAGCCCCAAGTAATGGGTCTAGTATGGGTTTAAAGAAGCCTAAGACTTGTACTGCGCTTCTGACAACTGGAGTCACTGCCTTGATTGCATTCACAATGGAAGCAAACACATTGTTAACAACAGCCTTGATACCGTCCAAATTCTGGGCGATACTCTTACCAGTGACAGCCTTGCTCATTTTGTCGAAGGCATCAATCACGTTAGCGATACCTTTTGCGACTGCATTCACGATGTTTCCGAATGATGTCCGGATACCCTCGCTATTTTTACGAGCCATTTCAGCAAAGCCATTAGTGCCTTTGTTAAGCTCAATCAGACGCTTGCTAAAATCTTGGAAAGTGATTTGTCCACTTTGCAAGGCTGCATAAAAATCTTTCTGGGCAGATGCACCAGCAAAACCAAAACTTTCAGCGGTCTTCTGCAAAGCATAAGGCATGGTCTCTTGCAATGTCTTCCACGATTGCATATCAACCTTGCCAGCAGATAACATCTGGGTATATTGTTGTAATCCACGGCTTGCGTCTTCCGTCGATGCACCAGAGGCCAAGAACGCATTATTAAGGGCAATTGTTAGCTTGGTTGAAGTCTTCAAATCGCCCGTCATAGAGGTTAGTTTTTGAGTTGTTGCTACAACTGTGTCTAGTGTTGTAGGCAAGCCTTCAATACCCTCTGACAACGTCTTGGTAGACTGTGCAACATCCTTGGATGAATGACCAAGCGACTGCATAACCTTTGGAAAGCGTTGCATCGTATCGAAGCGATCAATAGCCTTGTCTAGTGATGCAGTGATTAAGTCAAGGCCGGCGTTAACCGCCTTGAATGCAATCGCACCGGCAGAGAAGTTCTTAATGCTATCCTTTAGCTTGTCAAACTTACTAGCGCTTTGCTGTGCTTGGTCAGCACTGCTTTTTATAATGTCTTTAAACTTGACAATACCGCCACCACTTTGAGAAGCGACCTCGCCGGCTTGTCTGATTAAATCAGCGCTCACTTTGAAGCCGTTACCACCAGTTTTGCTGATTATTCCAGCTTCTTTAACCTTTTCAGCAGCATCTTTAAAAGCGTCGCTACTGTTCTTTGTTAGTATTCCAGCTTCTTTAACTTTGAAACTTGCTGTTTTAAAATCATCACTACTGCTTTTAGCTTTAGTGCCGGCGGTTTTCACTTTTTCACTTGCGCTCTTAAAACCATCAGCGCTATTCTTGGCATTGTTGCCGGCTTCTTTTAATGAGTTGCTAGCGTTTTTAAAACCATTAGAGGAGCGTGTTGCGTCTGACTCTAGCTTTTTTAAATCACTAGCCAGAGCAGATAGTTTATTACCATTGACTTGCACATCAATGACTATTTTTCCGTCTGACATCTATTCCTCCTCTCTATCTAATCTGTATTTGTTCTGTAGTTTACGCATATTAGCCTTGTATTCCGCTGGATCGTGTGGTTTTGGCTTCCAATCTCTAATCTGGATAAGTCTTGCGACTGGTGTATTGTCTGGCATTCCGTTTAAGAGTGCAGAAAATTCTTGCCATGTCATTTTCCCTTGTTCTTCAAAGAGGTTGATACCATAAGCCATTCTGAAACTAGCATAGATATCGCTTGCGTCTTCTTCTAGGTCTAGCAGTCTTACCTTGTCCACATCTTCTTTTGGTACGGGCATAGGGTTGCCATTTCTATCAAGTACGGGCTTTTCTTTCCGTGTCTTGATAAAATGCTCATCTATGTATTCCCAAACCGTGAGGAAGGTAAGAGCGTCTGTGATATGTTCTCCAGTCATGATTTCTACTGCAACTTGGAATTTTTCCAATTCATTCAGCAAATCATCATCAAAGACCTCAAAGACATCTAGCACCGTGTCAAAAGAGCAATCAATATCATACTCGACACCGTCCAGCTCAAAGCTATTGAGTAGTGGCTCATTTAGTTTCATGAGCTTGTCCTACTTTTTTGTCTTGCGTTTCTTCTTCTTCTCTGCCTTCTGGAGATACTGACTAGTACGCTCATTAACCTTCTTAGCACGCTCTTCCTTGATTTTCTTGAGTTCTTCACCGATAAGGATGTCTGCTTGATCTAGTGCATCGTCAAGTGCTAGGTAATCTGGGTACTTCTCGTACAATTTAGCGAACGTACCATCTCCGAATAACGCATCGTATTTGATTTCTACTTGCTTTCTCTCTAGTTCAATAGCTTGCCCGATGACTTCTTCTGTGATTTCACCTTTTTTAGCATCATCAAATTCACCTTTTGCAGAGCGTTCTGAAATTTCAGCGAGATAGGCGTTGTATCGGTCATTGACAATCTGGTCAATATTGATAAAGTGTTGCATTGCCTCGTTCGAGGTGTCAAACCAAAACTCAAACTCCCCAATTTTTACGGGAAAGCCAGAGCGTTCAATGTTAATGTTAATAGTCATGTTTAAATCTCCTTTCAGTACAAAAAAAGAGCGCTACCTATGATAGATAGCGCTTAATCTGGGAGTTACCCCACAACTGCGGTAGTTTCTGGAAGCGTATTATAAGAGATTTTGCATCCAAATTCTTCGTAGTCTGCAGCAGCACCAGAACCCGCCTTAATGTCAGAAACAGTAGCAATACCCACTGTCTCATTCTTTTTATCAGCATCTACAACTTTATGCCAAACTAGACGGTCATTACCGAGTTTGTATTTAAGATCAGCGATGTGTTTCATAGCTGGGTCTTCCTTATCGTAAGTGCCTTTAAATGTGTAAGAGCCTTTAACAGATGTAACTGTTGTTTCTTCTGTTCCGTCTCCGTCATAGTATGCTACTGATGTAGTAGCTTCGTCTGTGTCATCCGTTACGTCTTCAATCCATTTAGCCAATTCCAAATACGCAGATTTCTCTGGCTTTTGTTTTGGATCAGTTACGGGTGCGATAAAGTGCCCACGTAGGGCATTCTTAAAACGTGCCATATTTTAGTTATGTTCCTTTCATTTGTTAAATACCGTGATATTCGCCTGAATATCTTGTAGATAGATGTAATATCCTTGATCGTCTCTGTCGTTTAAAAACGGCATAGTGACTGTTATATTGTCAAACTCATAAGAGCCATTTTTACTTGGCAGTTCCAGATTAAACTCTGAAAGTGCCTCGTTAATAGCCCAGATACAAGTATTAGCTTTGCTGTGACTTTTTGTTTTGATAGCAATTTCAAACGGCAGTGTGACATCCTTTGCCTCATCCATATAGAGCGTATTGACTTTGCCACCGGCCAGTGGATAGCATACAAGGCTTTCATCCTCGTCCAGATAGTCCATGCGACAAGGGATAGGGAGATTAAGCGTATTGATAAAGCTATTAAGTTGCTCCAAAAAGTCGTTTTTCCCGATGTTTTTCGTCATAAGCCCATAGCCTCCTTACCTTTTTCTGCCCACCTGCTACCATATAAGGCAGTAGCTTTTAAATCCCATCGCTTACCAGTGCCAGCGGTTGTGTACTTGCTAAAAGTGAAACTGCGATACTTGTTATAAGCAGAACCGTAGAATTGCGCTCTTGCATAGACCGTGTTGTAAATAATCTTGTTACCCGATACGTGGGCAGAACCTCTCAAGGCACCACCAACAGAAGGGCCTCTATATGGAACGAATTGCTCCATATCTAGCATCGCTTGGTTAGCGATTGCGTATTCTGCTTTCTTGGCATTCGCGCTAGATGCTTTTTTGTAAGCACCGCTCAAATCAACCTTAATAGTGATACCCATTAGATCACCTCAATTTCGTAAGTCAAAATACGCTTATTTAGAGGGTGTCTATTTGGGATAATTCGGCTAATAATGTAGGCTTGGTTGTCTACGATTAGTTGGCCATCAATGTATGACGGGTCAATCTCTACATTGCAGTAGTCCGTATCAATGTACAGTACACCTACGTAGTTAACCGTGCGGTTCTTACTTGCGCCAGACTTCTGCGATTGTACGTGATTTGTACTTTGGTCAAACCGACAAGGCTTGATATACAAGTCCTCGCTAAACAATTCAGCGCCCCACTCGTCCATGCCGATGCGCTTCTTGATAATAGCTTCGTCTACTAACATTTGTTTATCGATCATAGCAGACCCCGCTATAGCTAAATCCAGCCATATTCAGCCAGTTTTCGGCGTCAAGTGATAAGTTATACCGCTTGCCACTAGAAGCGTTCTGTGAGCCATTATGATAGCTTACAGTAGTACGACCAACTGTCACACTCGCAAGAGATTGCTTCTCTTCTGCGGTCATAATTCCAGTGCGTTCCAAATAGCTTATCTGGTTAGCGACTGCATTCTTGACCGCTTGCTTGCGTGGTTCAAAATCGCTGTTAAAGTCCTTGTATGCGTAGAAATTGCGAATGTACAAGTTAACAGTCATTTCTGCTCGCTTGTACAATTCGTCAAATCTATCTGTCACATCAAAGCCTAAATTAAGGTATTCGTTATAAGACAAATAGGTCATGTCATTCCTCCTTTGAAATTAAAAGAGGCTGACTAATTTTCAACCTCTTCTGTCTCTTCTTTTTTGTTGTCCACCCGTACCAAAAACGGGCTTAATTCTGGGTGCGATAATGCACCACGCTTATTAAAATCATCTGCAGTCTTAACTGGCAAGTCGTAGATTTCACCTCCGATAAAGGATTGATCTAGTTCCTCGCCTGTGAAGACCACATTTGACGTTGCTTTGTATTTAGCCATTCAAATTACTCTTCCACTTCGTACCCTTGATTTTCAAATGCTGAGATCATGATAGGGTCTGACAATTTAAAAGTCACACCGTCTTTTGACAATGTGACTTCTTTTTTGACTGCAGCAGTCTCTACAACTTCCTCAGTCACTTCTTCTACAACTTCCTCAGTTGTTTCTTCTTTCTTCTTAGCCATTAGCTAACCTCCTTACGCTGATTTGTGCACATAGATCGCTTTTTTCTTGTTATCAAGAACAAAAGCATCATAACGGATACGGCCCTCAACCAATTTACCGTTGATACCTGGCGGGTTGTCATGCACCTTGTAGTCTTCGAGCTTGACAGGTGATGTGGTTGCCACTGGGTGAGCAATAACAAACTCAACACCTTGAGGCAAGCGTGTAGTAGGTGTTAATACTACTGGCATTCCGTCGATCATACCAACTTGACCTGTAATTGTGATTTCTTGACCGAGATCAGAATTTTTTACAAATGTTGGATCCAATTTGATGAATTTGTAGAATTTAGGAGACACATGCAACACACGTCCAGCAACAGGGACAGCTGCATCAGTGAGTTTGATTTGTCCGTCAAGGACAGCTTCATAGGCATTGTCTTTGGTGATTGCTGCTGTAGCAATGTGTGTAGCATCAGCACCAGCTACGATAGTTGCGAAGCGGTAAGCGTCTACTTCTGGGATCACGACTTCTGAGAGTTGACGTGCAAGAGCTTTGCCATATTCCATCACGCCATTTGTGTCTTGTTCAGATTTCTTGTCGATGGTGAATGTAAAAGAGCGGTCTTTCTTCAATACCATTGTTTGAACATTATTACCAAGCTCATCAGCTGTACCGTAGCGGTTTTGTCCAGTGGTCTTGTAGTCGTTCATTCCTGTTGTTGGTACTGAGTAAACCTTAACTGTATCAACGCCAGTAAAATCAAAATCCTGGTTGATGATCCCTGTAGAGAGTGCTTCCTTGGCAAAGCGCTCATCCACTTTGCCGTCAAATTTTTGTGCGTAGTTAACTGCCATGTATAAATACCTCTTTCTTTTTTTAGACTATACGCCGTCAAAGCCCGCAAATAGAGCTTTGGTCTCTGCATCCAGTCCATCATCAGTTGGAGCTGATGGATTTCCTGGGACAGAAATATTAGGGTTTGGCTGTTTTTCCTCAGCATGGAAGAGATAAGGGCTTGACTCTTTGAGAGAGTTGATAGTTTCCTCTAATTGAGGTTTGCCATCTTCTCCTAGCTCGATTTTGTCTAGGTCGATGAACTTCATCAAATCCTCAGAGTTGTAAGCTCCCACATCTTTCAGAGCGAGGGCTACAGCGTTTGTTTTTGTAACCTGGGCAAGTTTTGCCTCATTGTCAATTTTGTACTGGTCAAACTGGGCTTGCAATTCAGCAAGCTGTTGCTTGCTCTCTTCACTTGCTCCCTCTTTTTCCTGAAATTCCTTGACTACTTGGACCTGTTGCTCAAGTTGCTGCTTTAAGCTGTCGTTTTCTGCTTGTAACACAGACACTGCTTGTAATTTTGCATTTTCAATACCATTCCCGTACGCTGACATGATATTGTCAATCACTTCCTTATCTGTGACACCAGCTTCTACCAACATCTCACGTTTAAGACTCATGTCCTAAAACCTCCTTTTTACGTCACATGGACGAATTTGTCAGTTATACGTCTGACAACGAACACGCTCAGCAAGGTGCGGCCTTGCGACTGTAGGAGACAACCAGTCTTTTCGCAAAATGAGCGCAAAATAAAAACCGTAACAATGTACGGCCTAGTGGTCTATTCCCACTTGTCAAGATGTCGGATCACCTCCTTATCTAAAACCAAACCATGACTTTTTGCGTGGCTTCTTGAGTTCCTGGATATTTTTCTCAATCTCATCAAATCGTCTGTTAGTAACTTTTACATTTTGCGAACTGATTTTTTCTAATCTATCCACAATGTTCCACAGCTGATTGTTTTGGTCAAGCAAATAATCCACAGCACCCTCTGACTTCCTCAGTCGATCATATAGCTCACGTTTTTTCTTGATGCGTTTGTTCATTGACTCTCCTTTCTCTGAGTGCTATCGCTTTTTTAGCTTCTGTATACGGATCCTCATAGTACTTTTCCCTAGCATAATCACGATGAAGGAATGGCTTATCTTTTAGAAAATCACGCATAGTATTCTGCTGAGTACGTATCTTACTCTTGTACTTGCTTATCAGTTCCTTGTCGCCTAATTTGTTAGCAACATGGAGTTTTTCTTTACTATTTCTTATAGACCGCTCCAAGGCCCTCTGCTTAGCTTGTGCATTAGCATTCGCTATCGCCTCGCTAGGGGTTATGTCCTTGACATCTGGCCCTAAGTCTGGCAATTCATTGAAACCTACTACAAAGGGCGTTATGTCATGGCCACAGTTAATACCCAGACACCCAGCGGGTGTACCGTAACCGTGGTCAGCCATAGAAAGTATTGTGATACCGTCTTCCTCTCTTTGTGGGCCATAGGTTACTATCTGATGTTGTAAAGGTGCACAAGCCTCTCTAGCAGTGGCCTTTTTAGAAAAGTAAAAGGTATCAATGTCAAATTCTTTGGCTGGGGCAGTACGCATTTCACGAAAAGCCCGCTTGACCGTTGACCTTATAATAGTTCTAGCGTAGCTATCTGCTTTCCATCGCTTACCTTGGCTATCAGTGAAACCATAAAACCCCTTTTCGAACCACTTCATGATGGTGTCATTCAAAGCTCTCTCTGGCGTTGTGATGCCAGTTACAACCTTACTAACACTTTCCTCTATGACCGACTGAAAAACGCTTCTCACGCTCTCTGGTAGCGTTGAATTGATGAGATTGTTTACATCTCCCAGAGCTTGGTTAGCATATCCGGCTAGGTTGTTCTGTATCTCGAGGTTGTCATCGAGATCATCTGCTCCCAGAGTTTCTGCTAATTGGTCTCTAGTGGTCTTATAAACCTTGTAGCCCTCACCCTCAATAACTTGTCTTAGTTGCTTCTCTGCAATGCCAGAATATTCAGCAATCAGCTTCACATTGTCAGCGTTTAGCAAGCCCATCTGGTTCATCTTCTCAAGTTGCCAGATATAAGGATTTTCAGCAAGACTCACAGACCCACGTTCTAGCAGTCTGTCTACCACTTGGTCGAAGAGTTCGAGGGTTAATTTATGATAAAGCTCGGATACTTGACTAGCGTCTAGGGTAAGTTGCTGGTCATTCAGCTTCACCAATTCCTTTTTTACCGCCATACAACCCCTCTCCCATTGCTTCCACCGCCTTCTTCGCAACAGCCCTCTGTCTTAATGACGGACTTTGCAAGTTCAAAAAGTCTCTTGTGCCTTGCATGAATACCTTTGCTGGGTTTGGTGGGATAATTCCTTTGAAAAAGTTCTTCATACCTATTCTCCGTAAATATCAATATCCGTCTGGTTACGCTCGCTATTCGCTTCTTCTAGTGTGTTCCCGTGGACTTCACTTTCAATTTTGATAGCTTCTTCTGGTGTCACATTTAGCACTTTTTCGATTGCCATTGCATGAGTCCCAAAGCCAGCGGTTACTACCTTAATCCAGTAGTCTAGTTCAGCGTTACGATCAGTAAAGACTCCATCATCTAAATTAACGCTGATTTCATCCATCGTTGGAACGCCGCCTTTGTACAAATCGTAAGCAATAGCAAGCTCAATCATTGAGATGATAAGCTCTTTTAGCGCTTGTTCTACAAGGCTTACAATGCTGTTACGCATTTGGTAGGTGTCTGAGTTCTCACTGACAATCTCTGTAGCTGTCTTCATGCTCTTGCCGTCGAAGCTAAACATACCAGCAGAAACGCCTATCTGCATCTCAAATAACGCAAGACCCTCGTTAATAGCCTTGATGTAATCATCAGAGCGGATGGATGTAGTTAGGTCTGTAATACCTATACCTTTGTCTATGTCTCCGTTGTCAAACTGTTCATAGACGTTTTGACCAACGTCAAACTCTCGCTTAACTACAACCTTTTCGCCATCTTGATTGTACTGAGTCTTGATTGTCTGAGTAGGAACAGCTACACGACGCTGCCCCATTTTGACTTCCCACATAAACTGATCATAAGTTTCATTGAGAAAGTCAATTGTAGTTTTGGCGTTATCAAAGATAGACAGACCAAGTGGGCTGTTGATATCCTTGTTATTCATGCCTGGAGTCTTCAAATAGGTAAATAACGGACGGCTTAGGCCGTTAACATTAACCGTCTCCTCTAAATCATCGTAAAGCGTAGATAGTGGCACTCTAGCCCCTACCGTGTCCTTATTATCGGACTTGTAGAGCTCGTTTGTGATCGTGTATTGCTCGCCCTCTTTCCACTCATGGAACTCGATAAGCGTGTAATACTTTTGTTTCTGTCCCTCTGATTTGGTCGTCTTGGTCACAATAGCAGCACTAGATACATCCTGAGTGTTTGCTTGCAGTGGTAAGAAGACAGGAGCTTGAACAAACGACACCCGCACTTTGCCATTATCGACATATGGACGCATAGCGAGTCCTCCAAGAGCTAAACAACTCTCTAGGTATCGCTCAAAGTTCTTGATGAAACGGTCATTTTGTAGCTGATCCTGAATAAACATATCCGCATTCTTGTCATCCAGTTTGATTTCAGCCTGTTCATTAAAAACTAGGCTTGCAATCTTCTTAGCAGCAGTGCGACCTACTGGCAAATGATTATAATCCCGCTTTTGCTTTGTGCCGTTACTGTCCTTGTACTCAATCTGTGGATATCTTCCCGCAAAGTATTTCAGGTTCTCCCTGATACGATCATACTCAGCACTTGACACCGCTATTTTCGGGTGATCTGTGATATTAGCTAGGTTTTGTGTAGTCATCACATACTTACTCCTTGTAAAGAAATTCTTGATAGTTTGTACTATTCCCATTATTTGCTCCTTAGGCTTTCAAATCTAGCTCCCTAGCGTTATCTAGGACAAAATATTTCATAGAGTCGCAACAGTGGTCATCTTCCTTGATGACTTTGGGATCATCGGAGTTAATAGTCTTGTCATCGTATCGGTACATCTTATGTTCCTCAATAAAAATTTTGTTGGCTGGTATGTCGAGGTAGTAGAAGCGTCCCTCTGCTAGTAAGCTGATTACCATATCAATCATGGTCTGATTTTTCTTTTTGGCCACGGGGCGCCATCTTTCTCCGTAGTCCTTAAAATACTGGTTACGCAAAGCCCCCTCGGCACTGTCAATGGTCATCTTGAGCTTTGGTACTCTGTAAGTCTTCATGACTTCATCTATAAAGTCATGGATCATCACTGTTAGCTCGCTAGGTGCTTTTTTGACAGTCTTGCCAGCTGGTGAATAGTAGAACGTATCAAGCAAGATAACATTACCCTTGGCAGTAAGCCCATAGGCTCCACAGGCCGTGGCTGATTGTTGGTGCCCTGTATCCAAGGCGAATGATATGCCGATAAGCCTATCGTCCTCTGGGAGGCTCTCTAGTGGCTTAAAGTAGTTCATGTTGTACACATGATTACCTAGTCCAATTACCTCCCCCAAATACATCCATCTGTAGTAATCCGGGTCGGTCTCTTTGTACCGCTCTATCTTCTCAATCATCTGCTTGGACAAAAAGCCTAGCTTATCATCTAAATAGGTGCTGTGATGTATCAAGTACGTTGGATCGCTTGCTTTCTCAGCTACCCATCCATTTATCCAATCATAGGGGTTACGTGGCGGGTTATACGTGAAATAAACCTTGACCTGTTTGCCATTAGGTAGCTCTTGACGGATAAAAGTATCCTCTACGATGTCAATGTCTTCACGGCCAGCAAACTCTGCTAACTCCTCAAACCATACAGACATTACATAGCCTTTGGCTATCTTCTGAGACTTGAGTTTCATCGGATCATCTACACCGTAAAAATAAAAAGCCGTCCCTGTTTGTTTGTGAGTTATCTGTAAGGGAGACTTCCCAAATTTGAACTGATTAGCTAGCCCCATCTCATAAATGGCCCATCTTATCTGCTCATATACTGACATCCTCAGGTACTTTCCAACTTTGCGCAAGACTACCACATTGCCCATAGGATCATTGATAAAATCATTTACAAGGTCAATAGAGACTACAGATGACTTAGTAGATGCACGGCCACCCTTGAGGACCACATGACTCTTGAGAGTGTAGAGCACTTCATCAAATACTGGGTTAATCAGTTTGGCTAGGTTCAGTATTGCCATTGTACTCGCTCCTATCAAATGTAAATCCAGTAATCACTGTATCGCTCTCATCGTTGGATCCTAACTGAGCTTTGAGGTTGTCAATTCTTAGACGTTGCTCCTCTGTTGCAAGAGGTGAGCGTGTCAGCTCATCATAAGTCTTCATCATGCGTGTAAGCTCTGACTGGGCTCTTGCTATAGCGCTAAGTGCCTTGCTTTGCTTATCCCATGCTGTGTGATGCTCGTAGGCTATACCGCCCTTAGCTGTGCTTGCGACAAGGCTGGTAGTGTCTTCTACATCCGTCACGAATAAAATGCGCTGAGCGTGCAGCAGATTAGCATAGGCTAGCGTGATGTTTTCCCAAAGGATATCAATAGGGCTCATAGCTTCAACTTCATCTATCAGCTCAAATATACCCTCTGGCAAGTAGCGTCTTCTCAGGCCATGCGTCACAGCATTTGAATTACCCTTAGGCGCTCCGTGCCCTACAGCATTCTTATTACCTTTCGGCGGACCCATCTTTTTCTTTTTGGAGCGTTCCTTATTACTTTTTGGGAACGTTCCTTTTACTTTGGGTTCCCATTTGTCTTTACTTTTCCAACCTCTGACTGTGCCAGCTGAAACACCCAAACGCCCAGCAATCTCAATCAGCTCAATATTTCCATTGTGTTTTGAATAGATTTCAAATGCCTTGTCTCGGTTGGGGTCTCTAGCTCTACCCAAGCCCTGCCCTCCTCTACTCGTTTATTTG